CTCAAGTTTTATAATTTTAGGTTAAATATTAGATAACGGTCCGAAACAAACATCATTCAGGCAATGCGCGCAAAACACAATTAAGGTGCACATTATCATTGCAACAATCAACACACATTCGGTACACCAGCACATTATACATGCTCATAGTATCTAAGGTAAATAAAATAATAATAAAATAAAAGGGTAAACAACAACATGTTTCACTCAAGTCCTAACTTTTGGTCAAGCTCAATCGAAAGCGCAGTGTAATCCGTAAAGATCCTTGTAAGACCAACGGAAGACAATGCACGATTCACATCATTTTTAAACAGTTCAAAATCCTGCTTCCCATATAACATAATATACCGCATAGCACAATCCAAGTTGTCATACAACTGGTCGACTGGCGGCATCTTTGTACTCACCCAATTGGTGAGTTCATAAATGGTATCCTTTGCCATTAAAGGCACTCTAACCACATTTTTGTAAAGTCCAATTCCTTGCTTAAGAAACCTCAAATCCTTTAGAGGCTTATACTTAAATCCAGCTTCTCCTACTGATTTCTCAGCAGTAGTATACTCAATTCCATATTCAGCAAATACTTTACTAACAGTCTGAAAATTATACAATTCCGCAAAGTCCTCACGAACATTCACGATATTATCATCTCCATAGACTTCTTCTCTCACGGTTTTATCAAACAAACCGAGTTCACAGCGCTTCACACAGATGTAAAACACTATACGCAGATATAATTCATTAACAATCGAGTTCAAAATCGCAGTCAAAGGATTTCCCGAAGGATTTCCTTGATGCGATTGATAAGCACAATCTCTAGCCATCTGCACAGTATGAATAATAGCATCAGCTATTAATCTTCTTATCATTCGACATTCTTCTGCTGTAAACTCCATTTTAAAGATATCTCCAATTTGAATAACAAGTCCATCAACCATCATATCATACCAATCAGAAATTCCATCAATAGCTTCATCAATACAATCTGGTTTCAATTTTCCGTCATAAGTTCCAAAATCACCATCAAAGGCGTACTTATTACCAACTTCTTCCATTCTTTTATACATTCTTTCCCAATCCACCAAGGGATCCAATCCAACGGCACTAAATCCGTTGCAATTGTTTTTCTGGAATGCTTCTATAAAATGAAGAAAGAACATTCGGCACACAATAGTAAAATCTACTGGTGCTATTGTAAAAATACGCGTCTTTCCAGCTTTAATCTTCTCAATCGGTCGAATCTCATCCTTTTTGCAATCAATCCACATCTCAAAAGGTCTAATACCTTTCTTATAAGTTTCCAATCGCTTTATAATAGCATCTTGCAGTTCAGACGTCATTTCACAATTTCCAAGTCCATCATTTTCGATCAACCAGTGCTTTCCTTTAGCATTTTTGGGCTTCTTACATACCCAAGGATGCCCAGGACTAGTATTTAGGTTTATAGCATTAGATCCGTCACCAGATCCATGTAAAACCCATTGCATATCTACAACATTACCAATCGCCGGCCATTCCAAATTAGCATAGGTAGCAAAAGTCTCACGAGCAGCGAACTTCAGAAGTCTTTTTGGAAAAGGCTTCGTCGGCTCACCATACTTAGAGATTCCCTTTATCAAAGGGGATTCTCCACTAACATTCCTAGAATCGTTCTCTTTCAAGCACGCTGGTTCACAAACATGTTCTCGGACTTTATCAAATATAACACTTGGTGCAATAGCCGTTTTTGTTGGCTGATGCACTTGAAACTCTGGTTTCACAACTCCAATTGGCGTAAAATTACCAACTGGTGCAATGGATGCGAAATCACGCCCCTGATCAAAAATATCATCAGGAGGTAACTCAACACTCATATTACGTGTAGTACAAAGTCTCAACAACTCGTTGACCATTTCTTGCGTCACAACCATCGAATATCCTAACGTCTTAGATTTGCTTCCAGCAACATGCATTCCAATGATCTTGCCTTTAACTAAGGGACTATGAACAATCAAAAGACTGCCACAATCACCTTTCCTTGTTGGTCCATGAAAATTCCAGCCAGTCCTTAGGCTGAACATTTGCTTTTCACCATTCTTGTTCACATCATAACTTAAGTTTTGAAATTGATCAATAGGGGTTACTTTTGCACTCATGCCCCAAATTCCAGATTTATCAGCTATTCCACTAAAACCGTAAACACGGTGTAGCAAAGTACCTTCAGTATTTCCAATTCGTCCAAGTTCTTGCTCATTCACAAAATGAGTACAAAGTTTACGTTGCATAGGGAAAACAGGCCCCATCTCGTATGCAGCTATATCTAGCTGTCCATTCTCATCATCGAGGAGAACTAAACGAGTTGGGTCATATATATCAGTCCATTTGGTTTGTCCATCTGACAGGATAATCTCAAATTTATTGTTCATTCCAACGAAGAAATGAGCGGGTAAAATAAGAATACGTCCAGCCAAAGATGTAGCCATCATAGTAATTCCAGCACCATCAGGTCCAATACGTGTAATCTCAAACAGATTCCATGGAAGTCTCTTATACATCAACTCCATAGCATTCTGATCAGAACATCCTTCAGCCTCTATATCTAGAGGAATTTGCTGAAGGAATGATCGACCTTCACTAGTCACTTTTCGCGCAGCATATTGTCGTTTACCAATAGTAGGTTTATTCAAAAATTTAGTCTTGTAGGCACCAGAAGCACCACCAGACATCTCATCTTGGGTATCTTTTCCAAAAACACACTCAATAAGGGCTTTCAAACCACGATAAATCGCAGCACCAACACCAAAACCACAAACAGTAGCTAACAAAGGGCGTTTATTTATGTAAGCAATGATCTTAGAAGACCAACTCTCACACATTTCCATACACTTCATCAACTGCAAACAAGCACCCTGAAAGAATTTGTTACATTCAGCCAGGCCTTTCTTAAAGCCAGTCAAGGCTTCAATCTCATCAGTAGCAGTCACAATAACACAGTGAGCCGGAATACGGTTACCATGCACAGTTTCATTCGCAAAATAAACAGTACGACCTTGATCTTCAACATCATCATTATAGTCATCAAAATTAATAAATTCTGGGGCATCTTTGGTTACAGTACCAAAGTCACCAGCCAAAACTTGAGCATTACGCTTATGTCTAATAATCATAGGAACATATTGGGCAGAACGTTTTAAAAGAGCACCTTGCAGAACAAAGTGAGCAGCAATGTCACGACGACATTGTTCTATAAAGTCTTTAAAGGACACAGGAATTCCTATCTTCTGATTCACATGAATCGGATGATAACGTTGGAATTGAATGTGCCCCATCATCATAGTCACAGGTAGGGGTATTAAACGTAAATCCTTACCTTCATAAATAGGTAACAATTCGGCATGCCACAAGGCATTACGCCGACGATACACAGCTTCCAAACTGTGCACCCGAGTAACAATATTAGGGTAAAGCTGATTAGAAGTAACAAACATCAAAGGAGAATCGAAATTCTTACCTTTTTCACTCATATCAGCCATGGGAACTTGATAGCAAGTAGAAGACTTGCATTTCATAAAAATATCCAAAGAT